GCATTGGCCCGGTTGCAGCGTAGATTGTATGCGCGCGTAAACTCAATCGACTTCCACGGCAACAGTCTGTCCACGTCAACGGTAGTCGGCCCGGCGTTTACTGTATCCCCCGCAGCATCCGGCGCTCCATTGGGCACTACTGCCTATGCATTGGTGCTTAAGGCGTTAACCGGCACGGCGGCTACGGTGGGGGCCTTCTCCAGCGTACGCAGTGCGGCGGGCCATCGACTGGCCGCTGGGTTTGAGGTGTCCATCCAGTTTGCAATCGAATCGGGACTCAATGCCAGCACCCGGTTCTTCGTCGGTATGGATGCAGCGCTGTTCACCAACGCCACCCTTGACAATGCCGTGAACCGCTTTGGCATTTGCTTCAACCCGTCGGAGAGTACTTTCCGCACAATCCAGAATGGCGCGAGTGGTGCAGCCGTTCGCGTGGATTTGGGTGCTGATTTCCCTACAGCGCCTGGGGCGAATATTTACCGCCTCGAAATGTCGAGCGTAGCTGGCAGCGGTGTCGTGTCGTGGAAGTTGACGCGAGTTGTTGGCGGCACTGGACAGGTTGCGTCGGGCCAGTTCTCCGGCGCGTCAATGCCAGCGTCAACACAGCTACTATCTACATCTCAGCAGATAATGACAACCGCCGCTGCTGCTGTAGCCCAAGCGGTAATGCGAACCCACGTCGAAACGCTCATTTAATTGAGCACGCGCCAAGGACGGCGCAATCGGCTAGACTAAATCAATCGAACAGGAAGGCTTCAAAATGGCAAAGACAACTACTGATGTAGAACTGACAACTGCCTGGGTGGATGTTCACGCGCTATCAGGAATAGGCGCTGGCACGCCGATTGGCCTGCAAAATAAGTCGGGCCTCAATCTCTTGGCTATTCAGGTTGAACCTGAGCAGCCTGGCGAAGACAGTGTGTCCGGCGTGTTGGTGCACAAATACCCGGCGATTAACTCATTTGTGAGCATTACCCCGGATGCAGGAATGACCACCTGGGCGCGCGCGCTGACTGGAAAGGCCATTATCTGCGTTACCACATGACCATCAAAGACCAACTCCGCGCCCTAAAGCCGAAAGGTGGGCGCGTGACCATCCAGCACAAATACCCGCACAGGGTTCAGCGCACGTATGAGGCCGAGCTTCGCGGCGTGCTGGCGCGTCTTGAGCGCGATATAAACGAAATGGTCAAACCTGCCATTGCCGAAGAGATCCGCACCGACTCAATCAGCGACATTATGCGGTCGATTGCCGACCTCGTTAATCGCACGCTTTCGGGCGATGCCATTGCGCGCCGCATTGCCGCCACAGTGGCTAACGCTAACGAGCAGCAGATCAGCAAGGCAGTGGCCAAGGCTATCGGCGTCAACGTGCTGATTCCAGGCACAAGCCTTAACGACAAGATGGAAGCATGGGTAATCGAGAACACCAGCCTGATTACCAGCATGCAACGCGACTATGTGCAGCGCGTGCAAAACGTCGTGTCGGGCGGTTTCCGGCGCGGGCAGTCTTACCGCGATATGGCCAAGGATATTCAAGCGGCAACCGGCATCAGCCAGCGACGGGCGCGACTAATTGCGCGTGACCAGATCGGCAGTCTTAATGCCGCCGTGACGCAACAGCGTGACGAAGAGCTGGGGATTGAGTCTTACATTTGGCGCGCAGCAATGGACAGGCGGACGCGCGGCAAATCAAACCCAGGCGGGCTTTATCCAAAGAGCCGTTATGACCACTACGCGCGGGACGGTAAGACCTTCAAATATAGCGACCCGCCCCCGGATGGCCATGCAGGTGAGGCAATAAATTGCAGGTGTTTCAGCACGAGCATCATTGATTTCTAGGCTTGCACGTATGGTAAACTAGCTCTCCACATATGGAGTATTTGCCATGCGAAAAATAGATAGGGTTGGCCAAAAGCACAATTACTTCACTGTAATATCTGAAAACAAAAGCCTTAATGTTGTGGCATGGAACTGCCAATGTGAGTGCGGTGCAATAGTTGTTGTGCGTGGTGGCGACCTTACGTCGGGGAGAAGCAAGTCCTGCCGCGAGTGCGGAATGAAGCGCCAAGCCCAGAAGGTAAAGAAGGGGAATGAGTATTCTATTCATGGTGATATGGCCATGATAGACCTGTCGCCCGACCGTTCTGGGGATTATTTGATAGTGGACGCGCAAGACCTTGCCGCGCTTATTGAAAATAGCCGCACATGGCGAGCCAAGCGGTCAAAAGGAATGACCTATGCGCTATCTTCTGACTCTACAGCCGCCCACAGGCTTATTTTAGGACTTGATCGAAAAGACCACCGGGTGGTCGATCATATTGACGGCAACGGGCTTAACTGTAGGCGCGCAAACATGCGCATAACAACCCAGCAGGAAAACTGCCGGAACAGCTCAATTGGCTCGCGCAATACATCTGGGGTGCTTGGCGTTTGCTTTCATCGCAGAATAGGGAAATGGCAGGTCAGGATAGGCGACGGAAACAAAGAGGTTCACGTCGGCTATTTCGCAAGCAAGGAGGATGCAATTGAGGCAAGGCTGGCAGCGGAGATTGCCCTTGGATACCATCCCGGCCACGGCAAGCAAAAATCGTATTTCTAGCCAAGTTGCAGCCAAGCAACAACCGTGCCAGAATATCCGCAGACGTAATTAGGTGCCTGATATGCCGACGATTGACAACGTCACTCCCGAATACCGGCAAGATGCCGGAGGTTCTGTTGTCGCTAAAATCGACTCTAACGGCTTCCTGCGCATTGACGGTGTAGCCGCAAAAACTGGCGTGCTTACCTACCTCAAGCCGGACGGCTCAATTGTTCGTGAGCTGGTGACGGCTGAAACGCTGTTTCACGCTGACGCACTGGTCACGCTGCAAGGCGCGCCAGTCACTGTTGGCCACCCGATGGTTGGCCTGCTAAATGCAGAGAACGCGCGGGCGTACAGCAAGGGCGCTGTAGGTGCCATCAAGCAAGATGGCACTAATCTTGCCGTATCAATGACCGTGACCGATTCGGATGCAATCAACGCCGTAAACCGTGGGTCGCGCCAGTTGTCGCCCGGCTATACCGCCGTTATGGATTACACCCCCGGCGAGTTTGAAGGTCAGCGCTATGACGCCATCCAAGTAAGCCGAACATACAACCACCTTGCCATTGTTGACAGTGCGCGAGGCGGGCCGGAATGCAAGATTAACCTAGATGGTTTTTCTTGTGCTGTTGAGGTAAACCAACCACCAGAGGAACAACCAATGCCAACCGTTAAGCTACCGAACGGCGCTACTGTAGAGGTGGCTGACGCCTCGACGGCCAGCACCATCCAAAGCGAATTTAATTTGCTGCAATCCCGCGCTGACGCAGCCGATGAAATGGTCGATAAGGCCAAGTTTGACGAGCTGCAAGGCAAATATGACGCCCTGGCCGAGGAAATGGCCAAGCTGAAAGAAGCCAAGGAAGAAAAGGCCGACGCTGACCAGATCGGCGCATACATCGGCGTGATCGAATCGGCCCGCAAGCTGAAAGCGGACGTAGAGGTCAAGGCTGACGGCAAATACCTTGAGCCTGCCGCCATCATGGCCGCTGCGCTGGGCATTGACGCCGCAGGTCGTAGCATTGAGTACATCCAAGGCCGCTTTGATAGCGCGCTCGAGTTGCAGGGCGCTGAATCAATCGCCAAGCAGCGCGAAACTAAAACCGACTCGGCCCCGGCACTGTCCGCTGTCGAGCTGCATCGCCAACAATTTCTGCGAGGTAAAGCGTAATGCCTACTTTCAATCTCCGGTACGACTTGGAGTCGCCAACCAACCTGCCCGGCCTTGTCTCTGACAGCCGTTTCGCTCACACCGTAACCGGTAAGGCTGCTGAGGTTATCGCCCCCGGCCAGCCTGTTGGTTATGACGGCTTACTGCCTGCCGCTGTCGACACCGCGCTGAAAGGCGTTGCCCGCCTGCAAACCAGCCTTGAGCAAACCGATGCCGGTGTCGTTCAGTACGCAATCAATGATGACGTGCCGCTAGTATCGTTTGGCCCGGTATGGGTTCAAGCGTCAAAGGCTGTTGCAGCTGGCGTGCCTGCTTACGCAATCATCAGCGGCGGCGACAAGGGCAAATTTACCGACACCTCGGCTGGCACTACCACCACCGCCCCGGTCGGCTACTTTGAAACAACCACCACAGGCGCGGCGAATGCCATCCTGTTCGTTCAGCGAGGTGTGTAACGATGACTTCCTTTAACCGTACCGTTGACCTCATGCACCTGCGTGAGATCAAGCTTGACAGCGACATGAGCTTCCTGCCGTCCGCTATTGCGCAAGGCGTGCAATTGGCTGGCCAGCGTCTGGATGCTAACGAGTCGATGGTGTTCGCTCTGCAATTGCAGCACCTGCGCAACGAAGTGATGATGCGCCCGTATCCTCAGTACAAGGCCAAAAACCTGCTGCCTATGCAGTCGGAAGCTTCGCCGGGTGCCGAGGAATACGCCTACATCGTGGCTGACCGCGTTGGCATGTTCAAGATGATCACCAACTATGCCGACGACCTGCCAGTTACTGAGGTTCAGGGCGAGAAGATCGTTGCAGACATCCGCGAGTTCGGCGGCGCTGTGCATTACTCGATCCACGACCAAGAGCGCGCCGCCCAATCCGGCATGCCGCTGGTGCAGCGCAAGATGATCGCAAACCGCGACGTGGCTGAGCAGAAGTTCGACCGCATTGCGTGGGTGGGTGACGCTGAGTCTGGCTTGTTCGGTATCGCCAACCACCCGAACATCACCGCAACCACCGTTGTTGCCGGTGCTGCCACCACCACCCCATGGCCAACCAAGACTGCCGCAGAGATCTACACCGACCTCGTGCGCCCGTTCATTGACCAAGCCACCGCCACCAACGGCATTGAGCGTCCTGACACTATCGTGATGACCGCCGCACGCTTTGAGCTGCTGCGTACTCGCTTCTTTGGTGACAACACCGGTGAGAGCGTTCTGGTTCGTTTCCGTGAGGCCTATCCAGAAGTCACCATTGAGACTGTTGAGTGGATGGCTACCGCTGGCGCTGGTGGCACTCAAGCGGCGCTGTACTACCGCAATGACGCGCAGAAGGTTGCTGTTGAGACGCCACTGCCCTACATGGTGATGCCTCCCGAGCAGCGCAACTTGGCGACCATCGTCAATGCCCGCATGCGAACCGCTGGCGCAATCGTGTACTTCCCGCTGTCGGTTACTCGCCTGCAAGGCATCTAATGCCTAAGCTGTAAAGAAAGGCCCGCTTAACACGCGGGCTTTTTCTTGTATACTTGCCAAGTCCTTAAACAATCACAGGGGTTTAACATGAGTGAAGAAGCACGCGGCCCAGGGCGACCAGCCAAGGGCGTGACATTGATCAACAAGACCAAGGGTTTGCGCTACGTTGGCGACCTGATGATCATGCCAGACGACAAGGGCGTAGAAATTTCTAAGGAAGCTTTCGAGCAATTGAAAGCAACCCCGGTATTTGCCGCCCAGCTTGACGAAGGCGAGTTCGAGGTTAAGTAAGCCTCATGCAATAAGAAAAGCCCGCTTAATTGCGGGTTTTTTGTTTCTGGCACGTTAGTTGCTATACTGGCCACAACAACCGAGGCCACGCCATGACCGTAATTGAGTTCCGCGCCATCTATCCGCAATTTGCCGCCGTATCTGACGCGGTGATCCAGTATCAGCTAAACGCTTTTGCCTGCCTATACCAAGGCGACTACGGGTGCAGCGCTGACTATCTGGCTGGCCTTTTTGTGGCGCATCAAGTCGCAGTCGCTACCAGTGGTGGCAATGGTGCGGCGCAGTCTATCGCGAGCAAGTCAGTCGGTGACGTGTCGATCAGCTATAACAAGTCCGCAGCAGCCGACAAGGCGGGTGACTTTGGCGCTACCAAGTACGGCATGGAGTTCGCGCGCCTTATGGGTATGTTTGGCATGGGGCCGATTATGGCGGGCGCAGTCAGTGGCTAAGTCACCGGTAAAGCGCACAGGCCAAACGCTTGCTGATGTGGTTAAGCGTATACAGGACAGCGCTGTAACGGTTGGCATTCATTCGGACGCCGGTATGCACGATGACGCGGAGGGCATGACCGTTGCGCAGCTCGGTGCCATTCACGAGTTCGGTGGCGGTAATAGCCCGGAGCGCTCATTCCTGCGAAGTACGCTAGGCAAGAAGCGTGCCAAGTATATAAGCGACATTGGAAAGATTGCGAAGTCTGCCATTCAAGGCAAGCGCGATGCTCGCGACGGTATGGGCTTGCTGGGCAGGCAGGCCGAGGGCGACATCAAGCTGACCATTCGTGACATGAAAGAGCCAGCCAACCGGCCTAGCACAATCCGCCAAAAGAAGGGCGTAGACAATCCACTAATCGACACCGGCCAGATGCTTAATAGCATCCGCTGGCAGTATGAGGATATGCAGTGATGATCACAGGCGAAATCAGGGCTAATTTTATTCCGCGCTGGTATGCAAGGCCGGTTTTTTACACCGTGGTGCTGGCCAACAAAATCGGGCTTCTTTCAGTTGATACCGCCGCATCAATAACCGCCGCGTGCTTTAAGATTGAGGTTGCCAAGTGAGCCTTATAGACTTTGGCACAGATTTTGCCGAGCTGCTGGAGCCGTGGACGGGTACGCGCGCAGGTGCAGGCACGGACGATGCCGAGGGTAATTTTGTTCCCGGTGCATCGGTGCCGCTATCGTTCAGTGCCGCGCCTCCGCAGCCAATCAACCAGAACGATCTAGTCATGGATGAGGGCGGCGAGTTCAGGCGCTCAATCGTAAAGACCTATACGCCGTTCACGCTGCTGATCAATGACCGCGTGACCTATGGCGACACACTGTACGAGGTGCATCAAATCGACGAACGCCAGCCGCTTGGCAGCTACCAAAAAGCCTATTTGGTGAAGGTGCAGGATGACAATTGAAGCCAATATCAGCGCCTATCTGTTGCTAGCTGCGCCGGGTGCGGAGATTAAGCAAGCTCCATACGAGGGTAAGCGACCCGCCACGCCATACCTGACGTACCAAATTATCAGCGTGCTAGAGAATCAAAGCGGCTTTAAGTCAACGTATGCAGCCGGGAAAGACACGCTGCGCACAAGCGCCGTGCTAACCGTTAGCGTCAACGCATACGCTGACAAGGGCTATCAGCTATTGGCCAATGCCAAGGCGCTTGGTAGTGCATGGGAAGGGCGTCAGGCGCTATCTAACAGCGGGCTGGCGCTGTCATTCATGCAGGGTGGCGGCACCAACAACCTGACCGGCTTGGGCGATACCGGATACCGCAGCCGCTTCCAGTGCGACTTGATGTTTCACGCCGACTTAACACACGAGCGCACGCGCAGCCTGATTGATGAGTGGGCGCTAGCCGGTCGCTTCACTGTTACTGATGACGTTTATGTGCCGTCATCCGTTGACTGGGAGCGGCCCGCGTGACTACCACGCAATATCCGTGCCATAATCTAACGGCATATGCAATGCACAACCTCTAGAGGATAGACACATGCCTACACCACTGCGTCGGCGCTTCCGGGTCGATACCCTGTTGCTCGACAAGACCGCGCCCGTAGCGGTTCTCAACGTGGCCGCGCTGATTACCAAATCAGATGGCCTTTTCACTGGCGGCGCGCGCTGGATTAGCGTGTTTGAGGACGATTTTAGCGAGACCGTTCCGGCTGGTACTTATCCTGTCGAACATAAATGGCTTGACACCTACTTCGGGCAAGAGTTGAAGCCAGATGTTGCGCTTCTAGTCCTGCTGGATGACGACGCCACTCCCGCTGAACTGGGTGCCAACATTGACCAAGCGGTAGCGCAAAATGCCGCATGGTATCAATTGCATTACGTTGGCAAGGCAGCCGCCGATATTGATATGCAGCTTGCTATCGCCAACTACAATCAGTCTTTTGAAGAAAAGACTCAGGCTATGTTGCTGACTAATGACATAAACGCATACGCGACACTTGCATCAAGCGATATTGGCTTCAAGGTTCGCTCCACTTCGCAAGAGCGGACGGCGGTTATTTACCACCCGCTAAGCACTCGCGGCCTAGACGGGGCAACCATCGATACCAGCGCTGAACGCCCTGACGCTGGAGCGGCTGGCCGGATGCTCTCAACTGACGCGGGTAGCCAGCAATGGGACTGGAAAGCGCTGATTGGCGTTACAGACTCCGGGCTTTCACAAGCGCAGCAAAACGCACTGCGCGCGAAGGGTTACAACTTCGTGGAGCAGATCAAGAACACGGCCTTCGTTCATGTGTTCCCCGGTCGCCTTTGCACTGATCGCGAGATCCGCATTCAGTGGGGTGCTGACTGGTTCGACGTGAACGTACAGGCCAGCTTGGCTAACTACGCTTTCCGCACTCCGCTGATGGCGTTTGATCAAGACACCTTCGCGGACGTCGAAGCGATTCTTTATAACTGGGGCGCGCGCGCAGAGACTCGCCGCATCATCAAGCCGGGTTCGTTTGTCGTGACCCTGCCTGACCCTGACACCATACCGGCCAGCGTCCGTGCAAGCGGCATCGCGAACTTCAATAACGTGTATGACGCGGAATTGAACTCGGCTATTGATCAATGGCGCTTGCAAGGCACCTGGAAGATTGGAGGCGTTTAATCATGGCTTATGACAGCAGCAAGACAGCATTTAGCTGGGGCGGTATTGCCGCCAAGGGTGTAGCTGACGGCGAGTTTATCAACTGGGACTTCCCGAGCGACGAAGTGACAACCTATGTCGGCAGCCGTGGCGAAGGCTCAAACGTCATCAGTCCAGACAAGCGCTGCACCATCACTGTGACATTGCAGAGCGACAGCCCTACCAACGCCCAATGGGAAGCCCTGCGCGCGGCTAATTTTGAGGGGCCGGCACTGTGCCGCGACCGCTCTAGCACTGCCGTTGTGGCATTTGCCGAGCAGGCTATGGTAACTAAGCAGCCAGCCGTAAGCCGTTCGCGGGACAAGCCGGTGACGGTATGGGTTTTCACCGCACCGCGCGGCAATGCTACGCCATTGGCTAGCTAATAAATACCCTGCAAGACCTTGGCCCATCCTTGTGATGGGCTTTTTTATGGGCTACAGTTCACCCGCGCCTAGTCCGACGGGATGAAAACTGGAACACCGACCAGCTGGCGCAAACCCATTCATCGGTGACTGCTTACAGGTGGAAGCTATGAACAAATACGAAGAGCTAGCAAGAAGCATTGAGCGTATCGGCACCGTCACAATTGATGACGCCGAGCGACTGGCGGTTGAGCTTGGCGGCAGCGGCAACACAGTGCGCGACATAAATGATAATGGAGGCGGTGCGGCTATTGCATGCACTTACCTTATGGTGCTGATTGCGGCTGATTTACGGGCGCGGGTTGAGGCGGCGGTGGCGGAATGAGCATTCCGTACAACGTGAAATGGGATTGCGTAAAGCCCTACGAAGAAGACAGCCGATCCTGTTTCATCTTTGGCGGATACCGATTGCCGGAGCCAAAGCGCGAAACTATCAGAATAACCAGCAAGGCGGGATGGCAATGGATGTTTGAGGCGATGAAAAGCAGCGAGCTAATACGCAGGCGCGGCGCTGAGTACCTTGTCGTGAAGATAGCGGATAGGCCTACAGGGCCAACCGCAGAGCTTGAAGAAGTAATCAGGGTTCATATGCCTAGCCGCCAAGAGATACCAAGGCCAGGTTTCTACTACTAACAATCAGCCCGCCCTGCGCGGGCTTTCTTTTGCCCTGCTAATATCTGTGGCACAATACCTGCATAACTCAACCAGCCGGGGAAAACACAAGTGAACCAAGCGACCGACTACAGCGGCCAAACAGCCGACTTCAAGGTGGGCGAATGCACCTATCAAATCAACCTGCTAAGCGTGCAGACCGCATTCAAAATGCAATTTGTCCTTGGCAACCAGCTCAAGGGCTTGTACGGCCAAGGGGTTGGGCAGATCGACCCGGATACCATGTGGACGCTGGCCAGCAAAATGCTCAAACACGCCGAAGTCGATGGCTTCCCGCTGGACATGGAAAAGCACTTCGCCGCCCGCATTGACGAACTGGACATGGTGTTCTTTGAGGCGCTAAAAGCGAATTGCCCCGGTTTTTTCAAGAAACTGGGCGGGCTGAAAGGTTTGTTTCTGGCCGCCCTGGAGAATCAATTAGGGTCGGCAAAAAGCAAGTCGGCATCAGCGACATCCGACCCAGCTACACCGACGAACTAAAGGCGGTTTTTGCCGTGGCTAAGCACTTCACTTGCTCACCCGATGAGGTGCTGACCCGCTGGTCTATGCCGCTTTTCCTTGACGCCTTGGAGGCCATGCAGGTGGAAGCCGAAATAACCTACCGCATACATGAGGCGCAGGAAGTCTAATGGCCACATTTGTTGAAGAGCTTTTAGCGCGCTTAGCCCTTGACGTTGACGATCAGTCATTCAAGAAGGGCGAAAAGGGCATGGATGACCTGGCCGCTTCGGCGGTCGAAATGGGCGCGGTTATCGGCGCTGCGTTTGCTGCTGTGCAAGCCGCCGCTGTTGGCCTTGTGGTCAACTACGCCAACAACGCTAAGCAGGTTGAAAACCTTAGCCGTGTGGCTGGCGAGGGTTTCGAGGCATTCCAGCTATACGCAGCCGGGGCCAAGTCGCTTGGAGTTGAGCAGGACAAGCTAGCTGACATATTCAAAGACACGAACGATAAGCTTGGCGAGTTTCTGCAAAGCAACGGCGGGGAACTGGCAGAGTTTTTCGAAAAGATCGGCCCTAAAGTCGGCATCACTGCCGAAATGTTCAAAGATCTATCAGGCAAAGATGCATTACAGCTTTACGTTGACGGCCTAGAGCGCGCCAATCTTAACCAGACCGAAATGACCTACTACATGGAGAAAATCGCGAGCGATTCAACCATGTTGCTGCCACTTCTGGCTAACGGCGGCGCAGGCTTTAGCGCCATGGCTGACGAAGCCTTGGCGGCTGGATCGGTCATATCCGAAAGCGGCGCGAAGTCGGCAAAGGCGCTTAATACTTCTTTTGCGATGCTGCAAATGTGGATTACCGGCCTTGGCAATGACATTGCAGAGGAGTTGATCCCAACCGTAACCGAGGTGGTTGACGGCATCCGGCTATTCATCAAAGAGAACAAAGCGCTTATATCGTCAACCATTACCGGCACAATTAAGGCCGCAGCCGTTGCGCTTAAAGGATTGGCGGTGGCGGCTGGTCTGTTCTTGGCATTCAAGCTAGGCATGGCAGTGATAGCAGCCGCCAAGGGTGTGATGATCCTGTCAGCGGCCTTTAAGGCGGCAAGGCTTGGTGCTCTGTTGATGAATGCCGCAGTTCTGATGATCCCTATTTTGATCGGCCTTGCAATTGCCGCCGTAGCACTGCTGGCTGATGACATGTACAGCTTCTTCCAAGGTGGCGAATCCTACATAGGCGACTTTGTTAAGCAGTGGCCATTGCTTGGTGAGGCTATCTACGGCGTAGCGGATGCGCTCAAATTTGCCTGGGGTTACGCGGGCGATATGTTCGACCTGCTGAAAGCTATCGTGACGCTGGACTTTGATGGAATGGGCGATGCGTTCGGGCGCGTTATTGATCGCTGGAAGTCTATGCTTGGCGGCTTTGTTGAGTGGGCTACGGGCGTGCTTCCTGAGCCGCTAAAGGGCGTTCTAGGCATTGGCGATATGTCGGCGGGCGGTGCGACTGGTTCACCAATGACGCCCGCGCCTGTGCCGTCTGTGCCGCTTATGATGCCAATGGCAGCTATTCAGGCCGGTGCAAGCTCAAGCAATCAGGACAACCGTCAATACTTCATCACCGGCACCGACATAGGCGAGGTCAAGCGCGTGCTTAACGAAAAGAACGCTTACGCAGCAAAGACCATTGATACAGGGGTGCAGTACTAATGGCCCTGATATTTGACCCCGGCACCCTGTCGCAGTTGTTCGGCCCGCAGTTCAACAACATCAGCACCCTGCAAGTTGACGTGACCTTAAACGAGTCGCACGACTTCCCGGCAACCGTTACGGAAAAGCCGGTAGAAGACGGCAGCAACATCAACGATAACGTGATCTTGGGCAATGCCAAGCTGTCCATGGGCGGCATTTTGACCGATGACCGCCTAGGCACGTCGAAGGTAGACAAGTGGCGGGCATTGCTTGAGATTCAGCGCTCGCGCGAGCCGTTTCTAGTGGGTACGTCGCTTGGCGGCTACCCTAATATGATTTTCACCAATATCAACGTGACGCGCGACGTTAGCAGCGCTGGTGCTGTGTTCTTTACTGCCGACTTGACCCAAGTGCGAATTATCCAAAGCGAAACCGCACAGGTGCCATTGCGCGCAATACGCGAAGAGCGCAAAGCCAAGCAAGCGCCAAAGCAGGACAAGGGTAAGCAGCAGGTTAAGCAGCAGACGCCAGAGCAGGCGGCGGAAACCGAAACGCGCACACGCCGCAGCCTGGCAAAACAGATCTTTGGTGGTGGCGAATGATCCAGATTATTCCGGTTTCAAACTATCCAGATCAGCGGTTTAGGCTGACGCTTGAGGGTGTTCCGCTATCCGTGCGCGTGTGGTGGTCGGCTTTTGACTCGATCACTGCCGAGCTAGTTGGCGGCGGCATTCAAGGCCAGTGGTATTTGGACATGGCCAACACTGACGGCACCATCGCTATCAACGGCATGGCCCTTGTAACCGGCTGTGACATGCTGGAGCCATACGCATTTGACGGGCTGGGTGGGCTATGGCTTGTAGATGATGAGGGCAAAGCACGCGACCCCGGCTTAGATGACTTGGGCGTGATCCATACGCTTTACTATGTGCCGCGCGCTGATCGGGCATCGTTCAACTCTGCAATCGGGTGGGCGCGTTGAGATTCTGGAAGGGGTATGCCTATTTAGTCATTGAGTATGACGGCTTTGAACGGCGGTTCGACGTTGAGGATCAAGACGGGCGCTTGCTGGCGCTTGACTTCGAAACCAAGATGACTCGCAGCAAAGAGCCAAATCAGGGCGTCTTTAACCTGTACAACCTATCAGCCAGCACGCGGATGGAGATTGAGACAGACGCGAAGGCGGTGCGGTGTTATGCCGGTTATGACGGCGACGCAAAGCTGATCTATACCGGAGACTTGGTTTTCGTTAATTCGATCAAGCAAGGCCCGGACTGGGTTACAACTTTGCACTGTGGTGACGGCTTCGCTGCATTCACAGAATCAGTTACAAGCAAGACTTATGCCGGCGGAACAGAAAAGCAGGTAGTGTTAGATCAGATAGCTTCCGACATGGGGCTTGTCGTTAAGGCTACAAAGGATGCAATCGGCGGCGCGCTAACTGGAAGCCTGTCCATGGATGGAAAATCCAAGGATCAATTGGACGTGCTGACCAAAGACAATGGCGCGGAGTGGTCTATTCAGGATGGCGAGTTAAACATCACGCAGCTAGGCCAGCCAATTGATGACATTGCTGTCGTGCTGCGTGCGGATACCGGCCTACTGGAGCACCCTACAATCACTGACAAGGGCGTGAACGTAAAAGCCCAACTCAACCCGGACATTCGCCCCGGCAAGCTTATCAAGCTGGAGCCAATCGCCGTACAGGTGACTCCGGGCCAAGGGCAGATACCGGAGCGCGGGCGCGACTATGCCGGTCTGTATCTCTGCCAAACCGTGCAATTTATCGGCAACAATTACGGCGGGCCGTTTGATGTGAACATTGAGGCGGTGCGTTATGACAACTGACATTACCCGGCAAGAACTGGAGCAAGAGGAGGCGCTAAACCATAGCATTGACACCATGCTTTATCTGCTGCGCACCGCTACCCCCGCCGTTGTCGTGTCGTTTAACGCTGCGCAAAACTCGGTGCAGGTTCAGCCGTCTCTAATGGGTAGGCAGCGCAACAAGGATGCAAAGCCGCTGCCTGAGCTGCTAGACGTGCCGGTCCTGTACTACGGCGCGGGCGATTACGTCATTACGCACAAGCCCAAGGCGGGCGACCAGTGCTTGCTAATCGCCAGCGACCGCAGCCTGTCGCGCTGGAAGCAATCAGGCGGCGTAGTGGATCCCGCAGAGCGCAGACGCCACAACTTAACCGACTCGGTTGCTTACTTCGGCCTTAATCACTACGCGGCGGCATACTCGGGCATTAAAGATGGCATCGACATTCGCACGCGCGATGGCCAAACCTCGCTGAACTTGACAGAGACACAGCTAGCGCTTCAGATCGGCGGCGCACCTATTTTCACGGCGTCATCATCTGGCGTTGCATTTTCCGTGCCAATTACCGCGCCCGAGGCTACAATTGCAGGCGTAACCCAGTCAGCGCATAAACACACAGGCGTCCAGACTGGCCCAAGCTCTACCGGAGGCCCGACCAATTGACCCAGCTAGCACTAGAGCAGATAGGCGAAGAGTGGGACGTTCAATTCGATGAGTCGGGCGACCTGATCGAAGCGTCCGGCGCTGTCGAAACTACGCAGAACAGTAAATTCCGCTTGCAGATTATTGCGGGCGAGCTGTTCGAGGATGAGCGTCCCGGCGTGCCGTGGCTAACCGACATGGTTGACCCGCGCGTTTCGATTGACGACAAAAAGCAAATACTGCGCGCCGTAATCCTTTCTACTCCGGGCGCTGTATCACTTGAGCGCCTTGAAATTGCAGTAGACGAAACAACCGGAACAGCCGAGGCGTCATTTAGCGGAACAGCGCAGAATGGCGAGACTTTCAGCGCTTCAATAAATCTGGCATGATTCTCGCATGACTGAAATCAACGATAGCGGATTCGTCCGCGACAGATACCAAGACGAGCGCGATTCGATTGCCGGGCGCTGGCAGGTCTACTTGCCCGGTCGGCGCACTGACGTGCAGTCGGTAAACGGTCGCATCATCAGCATTGAAGCCGAGCTAGTCGATAACCAAAACGGCCAGATTGGCGCGCTGTTGGAATCGTTCAGCCCATTTACTGCGCGTGGCAATCTGCTTTCCCGTCTTGCGCCGCTAATGAGCAAGCGCCGCCGTGAAGCGGTGCTATCTAGCGTGACACTTACCGTGACCGCTGGGCCTGCTGGCGCGACTATTCCGGCTGGATCAATTGTTTCGCAAGTGGCTGGGCCTGCAAAATTCATCACGGCCACGCAAGTGATTGTGGCTCCAAGCGGAACAGCTACCGTTCCAGCCGTCGCGACCATTGCGGGATCGGTTGAGGCTGCATCCGGCACACTGACCAAGATTGATACGCCCGCATCGGGCTGGCTGACTGTCACAAACGACGACGATGCAAGCGTAGGCCGCGAGCGTGAATCAGACGGCCAATTACGCGCACGCATGCTGTCCACATCGTCCGCGCCAGTTGGCACGCCGGAGGGTATCGCCACGGCCATTAGCGAAGTTGACGGCGTGTCTTATCAGTTCGTGCTAGAAAACCGCACAAACAGCGTAAACGGGATTGGAATGCCGCCGCACTCGGTTTTCCCAATCGTTGATGGCGGTGCAGACCTGGCAATTGGTGAGGCGCTGTTACGATCCGTTGCCGCTGGCATCGACTACACCGACAGCACCGACATTACTGCCGGGCCTAACTGGGTTTCGGTTGTCGTGATTAACCCGTCAAACAATCAGCCAGTGACCGTGTGGTTTAGCCGCACCACGCCGGTAAGTGCCGCCATTGTCGTGACCATTGAGACGCAGTCCGGCTTCCCGGCTGACGGCGCGGCACGCATCAAGTCTGAGATTGTTGCGTTTGCCAATCAGTGGCCGGTTGGCAAAACTTTGTTTAGCTCGCGCCTGTACTCGCCAGCCAACAACGTTCCCGGCCATGAAATCAACAGCTTGACGATTGGCGGCACGGATCGGCTAGAGCTTGATCCTTACGAGCGCATTCTGATAACTGATGCAAACGTCACGGTGACAATCGTATGACGAATCAAGAGTACGTCCGCACGCTGGTGATTAACCAGCTTGGCGACTCGCCGTCTTACAATCAGATCCTGCAATGGCTGGCAGAGAATTACGACCGCCTGCAACTTATCCTTGATTACGTGCAGACCATCAACGTCTTTGAGGCGCGAGGCGTCTGGCTTGACCTGATCGGCGCGATTGTTGGGCAGTCGCGCGAGATACCGGAGGCGATAGCTTTTGATTATTTTGGATACCGCACCCAGTCATCAGCAACAGGTTACGGGCAGGCTAGGTATCGCCGCGCTGGTGATCCGCTGACAGACTCATCAATCCTGCCTGATGACGAATACCGGCAAGTGATCCTGGCGCGCGTGGCTCGCAATTGGGGCGACATTAGCGAAATTGGCGTGGTTGAAGGCTTGCAGAACATCATCAACACAAACCAGATATTTATTAAGCGCCAGAACGGCGGTGGGCAATTCTCGGTTTACATTGGCTCAACTATTTCTAGCAATACTCGTGCCATTATCTCAAGCCTTGATATAATCCCCAGAGGCGCAGGCATTGGCACAGGCGTTGTGTCGTCTGGCTTGCCAGCAAAAACATTCGGATACCGCAGCCAAAATCAGGGTTTTGCAGGCTACGGCGTCGGCTCATACGCTCAGAGGATCATTTAATGTCGCGTCCTGACTTCACGCTCACATGGGCTGCCTCCCGCCCATCCATCCCGCCAATCTCGGCAGGTAACTACGCGGCAGGCTGGGATACATACCTTGGTCCGCTTCCGCCGCTTGGCGACGATCATGACTATGTGATGAACTTGCAAGACAAGCGCGCCGTGTGGCTTGGCGGGCAAATGCTAAAAGCGGTCGGTCACGAATGGCAAGCTGACGCTACCTATGATGCCTTTGCGGTAGTTCGCAGCCCGGTAAACGGCCAGATTTACCGATCACTGGTCGACTCAAACATTAATAACGAGCCAAGCGTTTCAGGCGCTCAGTGGGCGCTAGGCATATCTCAAAGTAACGACTTGCTAAACACCGCGCGCATAGACGTAGCCAGTGCCGGTACTGTAAACCTGACAACTGCCGCTCCGAGTACTCGAAACATCCGATTGACTGGCAGTACGACCGTAAACCAATTTACGGTCGTTGCTGGTCAGCGATACTTGGTTCAGGTCGGCGGAAGTATAACTATCTCAAATAATGCCAACATTGTTACAAGTTCTGGGTCAAGCTTGTCTTTGGTGGCGGGTGATTCTTTTGAAATTATTTCAACGGCCGACAACGTTGTTAGTGTAGCCCAGCTTTCCACCGGGCAAACATTCACCCAGTCGTTGTCTGCCAATGGATGGCAGCGATTGCCAAGCGGGCTTATTTTGCAGTGGGGCAGCCATGCTGCCGGATCGCTTTTGGCTGTAACTTTTCCGATTGCGTTTCCTAATGCCGTTTTTTCTGTTGTTGGCACAGCCACAACAGTTTCAGATGGTGACCTTGAGATACTCAGTTACGATCAGTACACAACATCAGGCTTCCGCGCGAACGGCGACGCGGGCCGATACTTTGCCGTCGGCCATTAAGGGGTTCAAGAATGCTTTATTCCGCATCCGCTCGCGGCTTCTATAGCCGCGATATTCACGACGACAGCATTCCGCTTGACGCAGTTAATTTAACTGACGATCAATACAATGCACTCCTTGCTGGGCAATCTACAGGGAAGGTAATTATTCCCAACTCGGATGGGTTTCCGGTTCTATCCGACCCCGTTGATCTTCCTCCGCAAATACCAGTTAAAGTAACCATGCGCCAAGCGCGCTTGGCATTGCTAAATGCTGGATTGCTTGACGATGTAGAAGCCGCAATCAACGCGCTCCCAGAGCCGCCACGCACCGCCGCGCGCATTGAATGGGATTTTTCTAGCGAGGTTTTCCGTCATCGCGATTTTGTTCTAATGCTTGGCAATACGCTGGGCCTTGATAGCGAAGAAATGGACGATCTTTTCATCACAGCGGCTACGCTCTGATGGTTAAGCTTGCGATGTACAGAGGGCGCGGCCAGATTGGGAACGCCTTTATCCGCTGGTGGACTGGCTCAATTTATTCGCATTGCGAGCTAGTCGTAGCAGGCTGGAGTTATTCCAGTTCAATGATGGACAAGGGTGTGCGGCGCAAGCTTATTGAGCACGACGACGGCAAGTGGGATTTAATCGAATTGCCTTGGGCTGATGAAAACCTGATTCGGTCTTACTTTTACGAAACCGATGCCAATCCATATGGATGGCTAGGTTTGATTCGGTCGCAGTTATTTAACCGTGGCCGCAATCAAGAGGGTGCGCAGTTTTGTAGCGAGTGGTGTGCCAATGCGCTTGGGCTGCCTAATGCGCCAAGCTACAGCCCGGCGTCACTGGCGAAGCAGATTGCTTACATAAACTTAAAGCACGTCTAAGGCAGAGGCATGGCAGACGAAATGAGCAGCATACCGTCAAAGGTCGAAAGGCTTGGGCAGGATGTCCACACCCTTAACCATCGGGTGCAGGTGCTTGAAGACACCCATAGAGACATGCCGTCTAGGATATTGCGACTTGAGGAAGCAATTAAAGACCTGCCTGAAATCAAAGAGCAGCTAAGAAGCCAAGGCGAAGACATGCGCTCCGGCTTTACGTTGATTGGTTCAAACTTCACGATAGTCAAAGGAATGATTATGGGTGCTGGCGCTGTTTGGATTGTCTACCAGGCTGGGCCGGAAGTCCTCCGCTTCTTGGGGGCGCGCTGATGCCAACTTGGGCCGCTTGGATAATTGGAATCATTCTATGCTTGCTTGTTGGTGCTGTTGTGGGGTTTGGCACTGCCGCAACGCAAACACGCGACACAATCGCAAACGAATGTAGGCAGTCGGGCGCGTTCACCGTTGGGCGCGTAGGCTTCAATTGCGGGGCCAAGAAAGCCGCGCCGGTAGTGGAGTATTGAAATTGATCACAGACAGCTACAGCCAACTAAAACGCGACGAGGGCGAGGTGTTGCACGCTTATCCTGACCATTTGGGATACCTCACAATTGGGGTCGGCATCCTTATCGACAAGCGAAAGAATGGCGGACTGAGGCCGGAAGAATCCGAGTTTATTTTCCGCAACCGCCTCAAGCTGCTTGATGCAGAGCTTGCACAGCGCTTGCCG